CCCGATAACTTTTACATAACAAACCCGAGTATCGGCCGCTCTGTTACAGTCGAACAGTTAGTCGAAAAGTACAGCAAGGAGACTGAAGAACAAGGACGGCGGGTTTTTCTGGCAAAACACCTCAACGTAGAGATTGGGCAAGCTTTACGGAGTAACCGATGGGCTGGTGTAGAGTTTTGGCAAAGACAAACAGATGAAACACTAACATATGAAAGTTTGTTAGAACGTTCAGAAGTTGTCGTTATCGGCATTGACGGTGGCGGACTAGATGATTTGTTTGGGCTTTCGGTTATTGGACGTGACAAAAACACTAAACACTGGCTTTCTTGGTCTCACGCCTGGGCACATGAAAGTGTTTTAGAGCGAAGAAAGTCAATTGCCCCGGTCTTAAGAGATTACGAACAGCAAGGCGACCTGACAATCGTCGATGATAGTCTTGATGATATTTCGCAAATTATCGAAATTATTGCTGACATAAAGCAACGTGATTTGCTGGCATGTGTTGCTGTTGACCCCGCGGGTCTTGGTGAGCTGATCGAATGCCTGGCAGCAATTGATATAACTCCTGAAAACAAACAGGTTATTGGCGTTCCTCAAGGTTACATGATGATGAACGCCATTAAAACGGCTGAACGCAAGATTGCTGGAGGCACGTTTTGGCATGCGAAAAGCGGCTTGATGGATTGGTGTGTAAGTAATCTGAAAATAGAGCCGACCGCTACAGCCATAAGGGCAACAAAACAGAATGCAGGTGATGCAAAGATTGACCCTGCAATGGCGATGTTTGACGCAGTTACTGTCATGAGCCGCAATCCGGAACCACCGATAAATGCTGCAATGAACGCATATTTTGCCAGTCTTGGAGACAATTCATGAATATTTTAAAAAAAATGTGGAATGGCTTCACGACAGGCCGTGTAGGGCAAACAATGCTTGCTCCCATTGGTTGGTTTTGGGGCTCAACAAGTGCTTCAGGCGAAGTCGTGAATGATCAAACTCTATTGCGATTATCCACGGCGTGGCGGTGTATCTCGCTAATAGCTGGGACAATCTCGTCTTTACCCCTGACACTCTATAAAGAAGATAAAAACGGCGTACCGATTGTTTATAAGGAACACCCGCTTTTTAATATCTTAAAAGCTGACCCAAACTATGAACAAACCAATGTAGACTTTTGGCATTTCCTATCTTGTTCATTGGAAATGCGCGGCAATGCCTATGCAAGAATAGACCGAAACGACCGAGGCAATATCGTTTCGTTAATCCCGATCAACCCCGCTTTAATGAATGTATCGCGTGATAGCGATAATTTACTAAAATATAGCTGGTCTGAAAATGGCAGAATTTACGAAGGCACGAACAAAGATATTTTCCATATCCGCGGCTTTGGTGGTGATCCGCTGGGTGGTCTGTCACCCTTGGTTTATGGCTGCAATGTTTTCGGAATGGCATTGGCGGCGGACAAAACAGCCAGTGAGATGTTTAAAAACGGCTTGCGTCCGTCTGGCGTGCTAACATTTGCAAGCTTTTTGAACGAAAAACAACGCCAAATAGCCAATGATGCACTAAGCGAAAAGATTGGGGCAAACAATAGTGGGAAACCGCTTATCCTAGAAGGCGGCTCAAAATGGGAACAAATAACATTGTCTCCAGAAGCCGCACAAATGCTGCAAAGTCGTGCGTTTTCAGTAGAAGAAATATGCCGGATATTTGGCGTACCGCCACATATGGTTGGACATACAGAGAAAACGACAAGTTGGGGTAGCGGACTTGAACAGCAGAATTTGTCGTTTCTGCAATACACGTTGCGAGAGCGTTTAAAACGTATCGAACAGGCAATCAACAAACAACTATTAACCCCCGCGGAACGCACTAGCGGGGTGCATGTGTCATTCAACCTAGAAAGTCTGTTGAGAGCAGACAGCCAAGGGCGTGCAAATTTTTATCAGACCATGACGTTAATCGGCGCAATGACGATCAACGAGGTTAGACGATTAGAGCACTTGCCACCAGTTGATGGCGGCGATGAACCAAGAATTCAAATGCAAAACGTACCGCTTATTGATGCAGACGCCGCCGCTATCGGTAAGTCCTTCAATGAAATACGCAAGGAGAATGCGTAATGAAAACCAAAGAATTTAAGTTATCGGTTAAAGACCTAAAGGACAACGGAACGTTCACTGGTTACGGTTCCGTGTTCGGCAATGTTGATAGCTATGGCGAAGCTGTCATGAAAGGTGCTTTTGAGAAAAGTTTAAAAAAGCATGAAGCTGAAAACCTACCAATCGTGATGCTATGGCAACACGACCGTACCAACCCAATTGGCATCTGGAAAAACGTTCACGAAGACGAATACGGGCTTTGTGGTGAAGGCGAAATTAATCTCGACACTCAACAAGGGCGTGAGGCTTATTCGCTTATGAAACAAGGGGCGTTAAATGGACTTTCCATAGGATACAAAGAAATCCTAGCCAGTAGCAAAGGCAACGTACGTTCTTTGAACGAACTTGAACTTTATGAGATCTCGCCAGTCACCTTCCCTGCTAACACGGAAGCACGCATTACAGGGATAAAATCAGAACGCATTGCCAATTTTGCCGAACAATTGCGCCTTGGCAATCCACCGCCACCAAAAGAATTTGAGGAAATCTTGCGCGAGGCAGGGTTCCCAAAAAGCATGGCAACACAGATCGCATCTGTAGGCTATGCAAAAGCTATTCGGAGGGAGTCCGAGAGCAAAAACAACAATGAAATCATAGCATTCTTCAATGCTGCATTAGACAACTAAAAATATGCAAAAGGACTCACAATGAGCGATGAAACAACTAAAAGTGCCGCGGATTTAGGACGCGAACTAAAAGAGCAATTCGACAAAAAGCTGAATGAAGTCAAAGAAACGGCAGAAAGGGCTCTATCTCGTCATAAAGAAGAACTTACTCAGTCCCAAAAAGAAAAAGCAGACGAACAGCTTATCGAGTTAAACAAATTAAGAGCGCAAATAACTGAATTAGAGCAAAAAAGCGCACAAATACGCCCGTACGATATTCAAAAGAAAACCCTTGGACAGGAGTTTGTCGATTGTGAAGAATTTATCACCGGCCATAAGATTATGGGGTCGAAATCAACTATTAATATGTTTGTCAAAGCGGATATTACAACCGCAAACACAGGCAATGCGGGTGACGCTGGGGCAGCAATAGAACCTAACCGGTTACCGGGTATTCAGGAATTACCAAAACAACGTTTGACTATTCGCAATCTTATAGCACCCGGGCATACAGAGTTGCCGACAGTATCTTATACAGTAGAAACAGGTTTTACCAATAATGCTGGCGTTGTGGCGGAAGGTAAGCTGAAACCGCAATCGGATATCACACTTGCGAACAAAACAGTTAATACACAAGTAATTGCCCATTGGACACGCGCGACGAAACAAATTTTATCAGATGCCCCGCAAGTACAATCATTAATTAATAGTCGGCTCATTTATGGACTTCAATTAAAAGAAGAATACCAACTGCTCCACGGTGACGGTACTGGGGATAACCTCCACGGTATCATACCGCAAGCGTCCGCATTTAACCCGCCAGCCGGCTTAACAACACCAACCCCAACAACGGGAATAGACATAATCCGCATTGCCATGTTGCAAGCGGCATTGGCTGAATACCCCGCAACAGCGCATGTATTAAACCCTATTGACTGGGCAAGTATAGAGCTGTTGAAAGACAGTGAAGGACGATACCTTATCGGCAATCCACAAGGCACCTTAACGCCGACATTATGGGGCTTACCAGTGATCACAACGCAGTCTATAGCTTATGGTAAATTCTTGACTGGTGCATTCAACATGGGTGCACAGGTATTCGACCAATGGGACAGCCGAATAGAAGCCTCTTTCCAAGGTGATGACTTTACAACAAACAGAATAACGTTCCTTGCGGAAGAACGATTAGCCTTGGCTGTCTATCGACCGGAGGCGTTTGTTTACGGGTCTATGAACCATACAAACGGCTAATAGGCGATAGCTTTAACGCATATTTTCGGGGTGGCTCAACCACCCCTTTTTTATTGAGAGGTTAAACCATGCAATTTGAAGTCATGAGACAGCATTTAGGCGATCGGTTCTATAGTGAAGGTGATACCCGTGAAGCGAATGAACAAGATGTCATGCATCTTATCAAAAACGGTGTGTTGCGGGAAAAAACGACTACTGGCAAGGCTGAACAAGTGCCCCCAAACATAACCAATGATGACACGACACCAGCTGATAAAGAGGACAACGTCGCCGAAGGAGAAACACCAGCAAAAGCCCGTAACAAAGCAGAAAAACAGCTAAAGAACAAAGGAAACTAGAATGTTATTACCAGTCATTCTGGAAAAGCCAACGTTTTCGGCTGTTACACTTGAAGAGGCAAAAAAGCATCTTGATGTTTTGGGCTTTGATGATGATGACGCGGAAATTACCGGCATTATAGCATCTGCTATAGAGCATCTGGAAAAAAGGCTGGGTTTGACATTATGCAAAACCAAATACCGGCAGGACTATGACGACTATTTAGCAGCCGCCCGCTTAACAATCCAGCCGGTAATCAATATTGAAGAAATCAGGTGCCATTGTTCAGATGGGACACAAACGCAATTATCGGCTGACAAGTTTAGTCTAATACAGACAGATAAGGGCGCAATAATTCAGTTTTTTGGTGAACAACCAAAACTGGCGAATAGAGCCGACGCCCTGCAAATTAGCTTTTATGCCGGTTATGAACCTGAAGAAATACCGGCTTCATTGAAAGCGGCAATTCTCATACATTGTAGTATTCTTTATGAACACAGACCCAACACGTCCAATGCTAAACCGGTGCTAAATGATGCCTATGAGGCATTAATCCGCCCGTGGTGGAGACCGTGTATATGAAGCTTTATGAAAATTACGCATTTTTCAAACGCGAGATTGTCGATGATGGCATGGGCAATCAAAGTGGCAAATATACCAAACAATTTGAAACAAAGGCAGCCATTTCCTATCGGCAAGGTAGCGAGACGGTGCAAGCGGCGCGACTACAGGGCAAACAACCTGCATTTTTAACAATCAGGAACTTTCAGGCAGCGCGACAGATAACAACAGACTGGTGTTGTTGTGACATACGACAAACACGTTTTGACGACGAAACAGGCGCGTTTGACGGACAGGTTTATAATATCAGGGCAATCTATGTTGACCCGTTAAATCGGCAATATATCCGGCTGACATTGGAAGGCGGCGTAGCCGTATAAGGTGATGATGATGTGGATTAAAATAACCGCGCCTTTTGAATGGCGACCAAACAAGCAACAAATATACGTTTTCAAAGTCGGAGAAAAATACAGTGTCACACGCAAATGTGGACAGGAAGCAATTGAACAGGGTTGTGCCGTCAAATTAGCCCCACTGACACGAGATGAAGCAAAATGTCTATTAAAGTCACCTTAATGGGTAGAGCGCGTTTGGAGCGGCAAATACAAGCACTACCTAAAGCCTTACGAGATTTGCTTAAAGCGGATATGGAAAAATATGCGCAACAATTCGTCGATAAGCTAAAAACCGTTGTGCCAGTTGATACAGGTGAATTGCGAGATTCTATTGGTTGGACATGGGGGCGTGCTCCTAAAAAATCGACAGCCTTGGCAACCGCCAAATCGTCCCTTGGTTCCGGTCTTACCATAACCATTTATGCCGGTAATGAATCAACACTGGTTAAAAGTGCTAAAGGACGCCGCCCCTACCTGCAAAAAGCATGGATTGTCGAGTTTGGAACGTCAAAGATGCCCGCTCGCCCTTACTTTAGACCTTTATGGAAACTGGAAAGACGGAAGATAAGAAGCAAAATGAAGAGAGCCGCCACCCGCGCAATCAAGAAGGTAGCAAACTCATGATGCCCGCAACCTATGAATTGCAATATGCAATCGTACAGGCTTTACGAAACAATGAAGAGGTTAAGAAACTGGTCAACGACCGGATTTACGACCGCATACCCGATGATGCTAAATTCCCTTATCTCACTATTGGTGCAATGTTCAGTAACACCGGCCACTATGATTGTATGGAAATTGATGAAGTTACTATCCAGATCGATGCATGGTCACGTGCGGTAGGCTATCCAGAAGTTAGAAAACTCAATGATGCCGTAAGGTGGGCACTGACAAAAAACGAATTAAAGTTAGAGGATAACGGCTTAATCAGCTTCAAACATGAAATGACCCGAGAAATGCGCGATCCAGACGGTTTAACCTCGCATGGCATCAACACGTTTGAAGCAAATATCCAACGGTTTTAACCCCTCAACTATCAAGAAACAATGTTCAATGGCCGCTGTAATGAGCGGCTTTTTTTATGGAGAAAAAAATGGCTCAAGCAACAGTAATTAAAGGCGGCAGTGTTCGGGTTTATCTTGGCAATAACGCTGATCCTATAGTTTATACTGATCCGTGCGGTTTTACTTCACGTTCAATTAACTTCAATAAGACTTTAAGTGAAGAAATAATACCAGATTGTGAAAATCCTGATGGTGTGTTTTGGACAGCCCGTGGGGCAAAAAGCTTGTCTATGGAAATTAGCGGCGAAGGCGTACTTGCAAAAGAAAGCAAAAATATATGGTTAGATGCTGTGAAGAACCCCGATTCCGTACCGGTAAAAATAGAATTAGTGTTCCCAGGGGAAACTACCTCGTGGCAAGGAAAAATGCAGGTAGAGTCACTCCAAATTACCGCCCCCATTGGTGAAACCGTAAAAGCGTCTGTTAGTATGAAGAGTGACGGGGAAATAGTGCTAATGAAGGATGACAAAGACACCAAAAATAACAGTGGGAATTAATTCAAATGTCGAATAGAAGCGGTAAAATAGAACTGTCTTTTGGCAATGATACCCACATTTTTAAATTAGGTTACGGGCAAATCAAGGAGATACAGGACACTACCAATGCAGGTATAGCATTCATTCTGGACAGCTTGTTACATGGCACATGGAAGATTGAATATATCAGGGAAACCATACGTTGCGGACTTGTAGGCGGTGGTATGTCACCTGGCGATGCAATGCGTATGGTAAAAACCTATGTCGAAGACACGGAAAGCTACCCAATTGGGGACAATATCCCGATTGCAACTTGTATCTTAGCAGCCGCTATATGTGGGGCGGAGGAAGAAGATAAAGGAAAAAAACCGGAAGCGGCGGGGG